CTATTTGGAATTAACATCCATCGCGCTAACGAATTAACAGATTCTACTAATATTGACAAGTGGAGCGCAGGATGCCAAGTGCTTAATAGTTCTAAACAATTCAAAGAGCTTATTCAAGCTTGTTTAAAATCGGGTAAAAAGTCATTCACTTATACACTACTTCACGAGGCATGAGTAACCATCAGCAGCAAATAGCCGAAGGAGTAACCGGTACAGTTAGCAGCATTCTATTAAGCGTGCCTGCATGGATGTTAGATGTGGAATTTGCATTAAAGATATTTTGTCTACTTCTATCAGCTGTAGCTTCTGTATTCACTATCTACAAGATGAGTAAAAAGAAGCGCTAAATGAATTGGCTTAAGAGCGTATTTAGTAACGATAAAGATGCGAGCTCTAAACGAGTAGCTTCTATACTTGCTTTAATAGTCTGCATTAACTTAAGCTACATCGGCACGTTCACAGAGTATAAGACTCCCGAATACATGTTCGATGGTATGTTACTTTTAGCCGGTGGTGGCTTGGGATTAACTGTAATAGAATCTATCTTTACCAAAAAGAAATCAAATGACTCAGCAGACGAAACATCAAATTAGCGCAGCCATTGTTATAGCAGCTGCTGTATTTCTGTGCATCTTTATTCAGTCTATGTACATCATGATTAAGGATAGCGAGAAAGCTATTGAGGGATATGAGAGAAGAGCAGATAGAGCTACGCATGTAATCGATTCTTTAGAGGCAACTAATGCCCAGCGCATGCTACAAATTGAACAACTGAATGTGCAATTAGAACAAAACAAAGAAAGATATGAAGCAAACATTAGCGCTATTGATTCTCTTGATAGGAATGGGCTTAAGCGAGCCATGCATAATTTACTCGCAAGCCTTACCTCAGAGAGATACCCTGGTGAGTCTAACGACTAAAGAAGTAAGAAGCCTACTTAAGTTAAAGGCAGAGAGAGATTATCTTAAGACTCAGTTCATAACGCTATCTAAATCGGATAGCATTTCAGCTATTGTTATTAAGGATCAGGCTAAGACTATAGACGCTTGGGCTATTACTAACGAAAAGACTTCTCAGCAGTTAGTTAAATCACAAGAGGAGCTATACAAAGAATCTGCACGTAAAGAATCTTGGCGCAGCGTAGCGCTAATAGGCATTCCTATCTCATTTGTAGGGGGTATTATCCTCACTATACTTTTCTAAGCTAACAAATATTTGTTAATAACTTTGCTAAGATTAGTAAGGTTTCTTTTGCTTTTCTAAAATATCGTAGTACATTTGCTAAAATTAAATCAATAAGCAAATGAAAAAAGCACTACTCTTTATTGCCATGTTAATCGCTGGCTTACTCATCGGAGGTTCATTCGATGCAGACACTCAAGAATTAGAAAAAATAGAAACCAATTTAACATCTAAATAATCATGAAAAAACTATTTGAATTAGAAGAGCAAAACCGTTACGATGGCTTACACTACTATCTTAAAATTGATGGATGCTATCACAAATCTTTTAGCACATACGAAGAGGCTAAAGAGGAATATGATAAGGCAGTAAGCTTTACATTCAGTAAAACTATTTTAGAAACTAAAGAAGTAGAGCTATGAAATTCCATGTAACAGTTACTCCGATAGACGAGGTAGCTATCTCAATAGCTGAGCGCTTAGGAACTGCTAACCTATTCATAGCAGACACTTGGGAAGTAGCGCAGCAGATGCTACCACTACTCATGAAGATTTACAAGTTCGATTATACTCCAGTATGGATTAACGAGTATAACGAGAATGCTTTGTATGAGTGGGAAAATGACGAAGTAGTTATAGCTATAAAGAAAGTTTAGTATATTAGCAACTTAATTAATAATCAATATCATGAATAAACCAAACAACATAACCGGTAAGGTTATAGTCTCGAGGTGGGATGCCTCAACACTAAAGTGGAATCTGTACACAAATGCTCACAGCTATTCCCTGCAAGATTTTTCAAATGCTAAAAAGCATGGCGAAGTAATGCCTGAAGATGGTACTTTCTTATTCCAGTTTGAAAGCGAGTGCGAAGAGAATATACACGATTATTTTCTATCTGATGTGTATGCTATCTGATCGCTCTAAAAGCAGATTCATCTGCGTGCAGAGTTCAGTATCGGGAGAGAAACTGAGCTATAATGAAATAGTACAGCATTTGCAATACACTAAAGGCACTACTGCCTATGAGAATTGGAAAGCACATTTCATCAATAACCCACATGAGCTACAATAGAGAGCCGAATTGGGACAAGCTCAAGCCTTCAATAGATTGGGATGAGCAGGAAGAAAAGTTAGCGGATAAATTAAATAAGTATATTAATCAAAACAAACAAACAGTTATGAATCAGTCAGTAGTAAAATCACAGAAATTTGTTAGAACATGGGATGGCCCAAGCGGAGCTATTCACTATTTCGATTTAGTTTTAGAGAATGGCGAAGTAGGCCAAGTAGGTGTAAAGGATATGAACAGCCCGAAGATTCAAGTAGGCGCTACCATTCATTACACAGCTGAAGAACGTACTGGCCCAACAGGCAGAAAGACTACCAACTTTAAGCTTCAGAATCCTAATCCATTTAATGGAGGAGGGACAGGCATAGTACAATCAGCATACACTCCGCGTAAAGAATCACCTGAGGTGCAGAATTCTATTAGCAGATCAGTAGCTTTAAACAACGCTGTATTATTCTGCAAAGAGACTAAGGGCAGTAAGCCAGGGGATGTATTAGATACAGCTGAGATATTCTTGGCTTGGCTTAAAGAGGAAGAGGTTAAAGTTAGTTCACCAATTAATACTAAATTAGATGAAGCAAGCGATGATGAAATGCCATTCTAAGCTCACTCCATTTCACAGCTGGGTACGCAGTCACTTTGTGACTGTGGCTCAGTTCGCTGAAGTGCTTGAGGTAAGTTACCCAACAGCTCAGAAATATATTAAGCAGCCGCGTAGCATGAAGGTTACGCACATAGGCAAGCTTGCTAATATTACTGAGGAAGAAATACCATACATTTTAGAACTAATGAAAGACAGTAAACCATGAGCCAGTTAGAACGAAAGATAGCAGATTTAATTCTGCTTATACCATCAGAGCAGCAGCAATTTGCACGTAGAAGAATTGATAACTTAGTTAGAGCTGTAATAGAGACACCTATACCGGAGCTTAAATGGCAAACAATTAACGGAGAGATAGAATCTTTAAACGAGCAGCGTGTTAATACTATGATGAAGGTAGTATGTAATTTAACTCATGTCGATTGGAGCGAGCTTAAAGGCAAATCTCGCAAGCGTGATATTAATGATATTAGGCAAACGTCTATGTGGATCTTACGCAAGGGCACATCTTTAAGCTTTGCTAATATCGGAGCTATATTCAATAGACATCATGCTACTGTACTTCATGCTGTAGATTCAGTTAACAATATGATTCAAACAGATCGCATGTACAGAGGCCATGTGGAGCAGATTCTAAATCACCTGGATAACGAAAATCTAAATAAGGCTTTCGATAAATTAACAAATTAATAATTAATAAATCAATCAATAATTATGAAACAAACCACAATTGAATTTTCAGGTAAAAATCCTGAGCGTGTAACTATTCAAAGACTACAAGAGGCTGTAGATTTAATAGCTAAAACTAAAAAAGGAAATCAATCTATTCAGGGAGTAGGTTTATCATCAAACTTTGTAGGGTATTTAGTTAAGGCTAAAGTAATAAGTAAGATATCTCATGGACATTACAATGTTGTAGAGCCTATAATAACTCGTAAACTATATTATAGAGTTATGAATCTTCAAACTAAATACCACAACAAAAAAAATCTACAGTATAAATCAGTAACCGGTTACAACCAGTTACCTAAAGCAGATACTGATATGCTCGGCTTAGTTAATATGCCATCTAATGAGCCTATTAAATTGCAGCGAACTCCAAAGCCAAGAGTAAAAAAAGCAGTAGCACTACCATGGTGGAAGAGAATCTTATTATATTTGTTGAATCACTAATCAATTAAACCAAATGATGACTATTTTATTAAAGCGCATAGAGGCGCTTGAGGATAGGGTAAAAGCGCTTGAATCTAAGCGCTACCCATCTACCAAATTCACACCCCCATCACTATCAGATGTAGTAGCTTACATGGATGACTTAGTTCTATCTAAGAAATTCTACTGCCATTATGAATCTAACGGTTGGAAGGTAGGTAAAAATTCCATGAAGAGCTGGAGAGCAGCTGCTGATCAGTGGAAAGCAAGAGAGATTAACGCTAAAAAAACAGAACAAGATGAGCAAAGAATTGGCCGCATCAGTACAGCAGAGCTTCAATCGTTCACTAAGCGCTGAGGAGAAGGCTATCGCTGAATGCGTTAGCTCACCTAAGTTAAGCAGTCTAACTGAACAAGAGTTCAGAGAGCTGATTGCTCAAGCAGCTGTAGTAAATAGCATTAAAGCTTTGCCTTCAGACATCGAAGTTAACTTGCTTCGCCAGGTAGCAGATACAACTTATAAAGGTTTATCAGTTAAGGATTGGCAGAATGCTTTTCTTTATAATGCTATAGGCAAAGACTTCGAAAGAGTAGAAGCATTTAATCTATTTAGCGTAGCCTTTATGAGTGATGTATTTAAGCGCTATCAGGAGTATAAGAGTAAAGTGTGGCGAGAGCTAAATAAGGCGCTTATACTGCCTGAAGCTGAGCCTAAACATGTAGAGGCTACTGATCCATTAACTGCTCTGCACGCTGACGTTCAAAGATGGAAAGAAGGCAAAGAGAGCTGGGTAGAGATTGCTGCACCTTACAACTGTCAAAGGTTATTTCGCAAAGGCATCTATAAGAAGTCTATGTGGGAAGCTGAAGTATGGCAGCGCTTTGATGACTTAGCTAAGGCTAAGACAGAGGCAAAGTTTAAAGCTTCTAACAGAGTAGTGTTAGGCCCATCTGCACAGGAAGAATTCGATAACTACCAAAAGATTGAACTCAGCAGATTAATTTATATTGACATCATTAAAAAAATAATTAAAGAATCATGAAATCACTAATGTTACAGGAAGATGGTACGTATCTTTTTGAAGATTTAAAATTAACTCGTGAGAAATACGAGAAGTTTCAAAAGAGCATGCTTAAAGAACTGTCTAAAAAAAAGTATGACGGTAAGATAATTAGAATTCATTTAGAGGGAGATTTTGCAAGCACTGATAATCTCTATGTGTGGCAATATATTGCAGGATGTCATGAATATAATCCAGCTTATCAGCCGCTAATTACTTTTTATACTTTCACAAAGAGAGTAGAAAGCCATCAGATTTTAAGAAATATATTTGGATGGCCGAGTAATTTCTTTGTAATCTATAATCTTGGAGGTGAGCAGGATCATTTAATTGATTTAGATACTGATGCTCATACTGGAAAGTTCAACAGTTATGAGGATATAATTAAAGCTAACTATAAAGTAAAAACAAGATGATACCATTCCACAAATCAATTAAGTGCTACCGTTTATTCTACGGCTATAAGCAAGAATACATAGCTTTTAAATTAGGAATAGAGCAATCTAACTACTGCCTGAGAGAGCAGGGAATAAGTAATTGGAAAGACGAAGAGATAGAGATACTTAAAGAGCTATTTAAGATTGAAATAAGGGAGGAAAAGTTATGAGCAAGTACATCTATGACGAAGATGGCAACTGTACTAATGGAGATGGCATGTGGTATAAAGCTGATGGGGTAATAGCTAATTATCATGTAGCTAAAAATAAGCATGGATATGCTCGCACCTATGAAGTACATGAATCTGTTATAAGTATTTGCAGACCTATCTCATGGGAAGAGGAAGATGTTACAGCAACTAAAGAAGAGGCTATAGCATTGGTTAAATCTGAACTAAAGCAGGCGTTAATTAGAAGTAACTACAATGGGCAGTTTGATGGCATTCTGATGGCTATGGGTGAGATTCCGATACCAGGTAAAGAGGTAGTAATCGAAAAGCAATTAGCTTTATTCTGATTCAATAATCTAAATTTTTCCACTATCTATTATAAGAGCTCAGCTATACGCTGGGCTTTTTTATTAAACTTAAGAGTATGAATCTATTTAAAAAAAAGAAGGAGCAGATAGATTTAAATGCCAAGCTGCTACCTGAGCTATGCAGCTGCACAATTATACAATGGAATTATACTGATGACATCGGCTTAGAGGCTACGTATGCAGAGGACATTCCTTTTATGTTCGATGCTCGCAAGTGTGTGGGCATTCAAGCTGAGGTAGAGTTTAGGAAAGATGGAACGTACTACGTAGGTGAGCGCACCTTAGCAATCATGCAGGGGGTGGATAATGCTATAGTAATTGATGTGCCATACAACGAATTCAAGAAACATTTTCAAGAGCTTAAATCTAATATAATGACTAATGATTACATCGTACAGAGAGGGTAGAAATGTTATAGTAACTACTTGCAAGAGTGGGGATAAGTTCTTAATGATGAGTGATCTGCATTGGGATAATCCCCATTGCGACAGGAAGCTACTCAAAGCTCACTTAGATAAATGCTTAGCTGAAAACATCTACTTTGCTGTAAATGGAGATTTATTCTGCGCTATGCAGGGCAAGTACGATCCTCGCAGAAGTAAGAATGATATCTTACCGGAACATAACGTAGCTAATTACTTAGATGCCTTAGTTAATACTGCTATAGATTGGTTTAAGCCATACGCACATTTACTTGTATTCGTTGGTTATGGTAATCATGAGACTGCAATAACAAAGAACTGTGAAACTGATTTAATTGAGCGCTTTGTAAGCGGCCTTAATCGTGAAGCTGGCTCTAATGTATTAGCAGGTGGCTATGGTGGATGGTGGATTCACAGAGTAATGAAAAGTAAAAATTCTGCATCAGTATTTAAAACAAAATACTACCATGGATCAGGTGGTGGTGGAGTAGTTACGAAGGGAGTAATTCAGAATAATAGAATGGGTGTTATGATAGATGGCGCTGACTGCATTTGGAGTGGCCACGTGCATGAACTTTACCATCATGCAGATATGGTGGAGGAGTTATCTTATGCTGCTCATGGTGGATATAGAATCAATATGAGATACGTGCATCACATCAGAACTGCAAGCTACAAAGAAGAGTATGATGAAGGTTACATGGGCTTTCACGTAGAGCGCATGAGGCCGCCTAAGCCATTAGGCGCTTACATGATGCAGTTAGATTTAAATAGAATTAGTAAACCTGTCGACACTACATTTGTAATTCCTACATTTGTACAATGGCGCGACAAATAGACTACAACTTTAAGCCTCTCACAAGGCAAAGCGAAGCTTTAAAATTCTTATCGGTAGATTCAGACGTTGAAACAATCCTCTACGGAGGAGCAGCAGGCGGTGGGAAAACTATGCTTGGCTGCATGTGGCAGATACTTCGAAGATTAAAATACCCAGGTACACGCTCACTCATAGGCCGAGCTAAGTTAGACACGCTTAAAAAGACTACCATGGCTACCTTTTTTCAAGTGGCTCATGAGATAGGTTTAAAGGCAGGTGAAGATTTTATCTATAATCAGCAATCTCACATCATTAAATTTAGCAATGGCTCAGAGATAATCTTAGCCGATTTGTTTCTGTATCCATCAGATCCCATGATGACGGATTTAGGCGGGCTCGAAGTTACAGATGTATTTATAGACGAGGCAACTGAGATAACTGAGAAAGCTTATTCTATAGTTAGCTCACGTATCCGGTACAAGCTTAACGAGTTTAATCTTAAGCCTAAGATTCTGCTCACATGTAACCCATCGAAGGGATGGATATACAATCAATTCTACTTACCCTATAAGAATCAGAATCTGCCTGCTCACAGAGCATTTGTGCAGGCGCTACCTGGAGACAATATACACTTACCCGATAGCTACGTTACAAGCCTTACTCGCTTACCCGAAGCAGATAGGAAGAGACTACTTGAGGGAGATTGGGAATTTGATAATAGCTCAGATAGATTATACATGTATGATGAATTAATCAGATGCTTCAGAGAGCCAATGAATGTAGGAGAGGGATATATCACAGCAGATATAGCGCGATTAGGTAAAGATAGAACTGTGCTTTGCGTATGGCGAGGCCTTAGCTGTATAGATATAGTTATACTTAGGCAGAAACGCCAAGATGAAGTTAAAGCAGAAATACAGCGTTTAATGAATCAATACCAAGTGAGGTTAAGCAACGTACTTGCAGATGCTGATGGGGTAGGCGGTGGCCTTGTTGACAGCTTACGATGTAGGGAGTTTATGAATGGTAGTAAAGCTGTTAGGGGTACGCAGTACATGAACTTAAAAGCAGACTGTTACTTTAGATTAGGAGAGCTGATAGATAAGAATGAGATAACGCTACCTATTAAATACCAAGAAGATATAGTTAAAGAGCTTGAGTTAGTTAGGCGAGTAGATCCCGACAAAGAAGGTAAGCTTCGTGTTACATCTAAAGATACCATTAGCCAGCGCACCGGTGGAATTAGTCCCGATATAGCAGATGCTATAATGATGCGAGCTTACTTTGAGCTGAACAGAAATTATACTAAGTACGCATTTATCTAAAACAAAATAGGCCTACACGTTTGTAAGCCTATCCTGCAATCAATAATCAATGTTAGCCTAAACCAAAAGGCTGAAATGGATACTCAAATATACCATCTAAATGCTATGTGAATAAGTATGTTAACAAGATGTTCATAGCGCTTAAGTTAATTAGTTAATTTTGAATCATGAAGAACGAGGAAGCACTTATACAGGAAGCAGTTATTAACTATATTAACGCGCAGTATCCTCGGCTGCTTTACTGTGCTTCAGCTGGAGGTGTGAGAACATCCATGAAGCAAGCAGTTAAAATGAAGAAAACAGGGTACGTTAAAGGCTTTCCTGATATCTTTATTTACCATGCTAAAGGCACATTCTTTGGATTAGCTATTGAAATGAAAACAAGTAAAGGTGTAATGAGTCAAAGCCAAAAAGATTGGCAGCATAAGCTCATTACTAATAACTACTATGCATGTACATGTAAGAGCTTCGATGAGGCTAAAAAAGTTATAGATGACTACATGGCGCTCTGAGTTCGATAAATGTTATCCCGAATGGCGCAGAGTAGCGCATAGTATTGTGCGCTCAGATATAGCAGATGAGTTACTCCATGACACGCTGCTTAAGATATTAGAATCAGATAAGGATAAGCTCGCAGATATTCACAAGAGAGGTAAGCTCAACAATTACGTTAGCAATGCTATTAGACTCTCTGCACGTTGTAGTAATAGTTCATTCAATTACACGCTAAGAAAATTTGAGAAGATACGTAATGATCTGAAAGATGATATTATGGATGATGTCAACAAAAGCGTAGGTATGCGTTTAGAGAATGAGCAGTTAGATATCTTTATTAGCAGACTTCCCTACTTTGAGCGAGAACTATTCTTTCTTTATGCCTTAGACGATTTTAGTTATCAGGCATTAGCAAAAGAAACAGGAATACCTTTAGCTTATCTTTACAGAACTATTCAGAAAGCGAAAACTACACTACGTAATTCACTACAGATATGATGATAAACACAACCGACTTCGAAGCGCGAGTTAAAGTCTGCAAAGAGTGCCCTGTCTATAACAAAACATTTGGAACTTGTGGGCCTCCAACAAATGCTATTAACCCATTTAAGCAGCCTCATAAAATTGGTGAGGTAACCTTTAAACCTTGCGGATGCCCGGTAGATCACTTAGCCTCTTACGCTGCTACTGACTGCCCAGCTAAGCAATGGCCCAAGTTAGAAGAGAAAGATTGGAAGCTACCTACACTTGAGCACATTAGACTAATTAAGAAAAGAGGTAAGTTAGAATCGGGAGAAATGCAAAAGCTATTCAAGCTGAGAAAAGAATACTTAGGCATTAGAGACGGAAAGAGCTTTACTACCTGCACTCCATGCATGAATAAGCTGCTTAATCAATTAGAGGAGTCATTAGCACAAGATATGGCTAAGATGGAACAAGCTCAAGCGCTGATAGAATTAACGCAAGTAAAGCTCACTCCTGAGCCAATAACAGAGGTAACTGATACACCCATAAAAAAACGTAGAGCTAAAAGAAAAAAACTATGACACTATTAACAATCTATTTAGTAGGTTTCCTACTTCACTTTGCAATCTTATCTGTGAACGTTTACAGACATCAGAGACACCTATCTAACTACCATTGGTACGCTTATGTGGGCATAGCTTTTACAGGCCTTGTATGGCTGCCTTTTTGGATATACATTACAGCGCTACGTTTTAAACAGCCAAAATAGTTTTGCACAATAGTGATTGTAATTAATTTACATTTCTATATTTGTCTCATGCGCAAGATTACTGTTAGACATAGAATTGATTTAAGGTTTGATAATTCCCCTCTGAACGGGCGCATACGTTCTTTGGGGTTTTATTGTTTTAAGATATGAAAGCAGTACTATCCCTGAGTAAGTCAAAGCTCAGTAACCAAAGACTAAACTTGCATCACATCAATGCTTGGAACGAGCAACTGCTCTTATTGAGCGTGAACGTTTGTTTTTCTTGGGGGAGCTTTTTCTTTTCTTTCTTTTTCTTTTTACCTTTTTTCTTTTTCTTTCTTTTCTTTTGTTGATGTTAATTAACTATAGCTATAGCTTAGCTAATAAGCTAACTGCTTTAAGCTAATAGCTAAATCTAATTACACTAATAGTTATAACTAATAAAGATTAATATAAATGAGTGATAATAATTATAACTTTTTGAAGGCTCAAGTGAAAATGTTTAACCCTAACTGGAGTGAAGAGCAGGTAGATAAGGAGTGCGAAAGAATATTAAATGCAGGAGAGGGTGGAGAGGATGAGGGCTGCCTTTATTGTGGATCATAAATAATAAACAAAGGAGATATGAAAGCTACATTAACATTTGATTTAGACTCACCTGAAGAGATAGCTGCTCACTTAAGATGTGTTAAGGCATTAGACCTAACATTGTGCTTAAATGAGCTTGAGACTCAGCTATTAGCTCAACATAAATATGATGAGATAACTGATGAGAAAAGAGCTGTGTTAAAAGAGGTGATAGAGCTTTTAATGGATACTATGCAGGAGTATGGTATTAACATGTACGAACTACACAGATGATATTAATACCGGCACAACTTGAAAGCGTAGGCACAAGGAAGGATAAGACTCTTAAACTTACCTTCGGCACTAACGAGCTTACACCAGCACAGGCTGCTGAACTGTTCGGGACAGCCAATCAGTTCGGTTACTTAGCATTTAAAGATGAGAGCTTCAGACGCGAGGAGTTAGATGCTGTTGAGTCGCTTAAATCAGAGTTAGAAGATACTCTCAAAAAGCCATCACAACGGCTGAGGGGTATAATGTTTAGAGTTTATGAAGCTGATAACGAAGGTTTTACTACATTTGCTAAATACTATGACTCTAAGATGGAGCAGTTAATAACACACTTTAAGAATAAGTTAGCGTAATGGAAGATTATTTGAAAGTATTAGAACATCATCACCAAGTAGAAACAGGGCACACTGATCTAATCTATTTAGCTGCAGTCTATGGAATAAAAGACCACAACACAGCTTTGTTTATGGATACGCTAAGAGATATTTGCGTAAGAGCTGCTAAGGAATCTCCTGAGTATATTCAAAATAATTTTAATGAATTTTTAAATACAGGCTATGCAATCTCAGGAGCAGAAGAAGAGTGCCAAACTCAGAAGTAAAACAGAGCCAAACTCGGAAGAGCAGGAACAAAATGTAACTATCAAAAAAGATGCTATGCTTCAGGCACTTACGGCTTCGCTTGGTAACGTAACTGAGGCAGCTGAAAAGATAGGCATGAATAGAAAGACTCACTACGAATGGCTTAAAGATGATGCTGAATATGCAGCCGCTGTAGCTTCGCTTAAGAACGTAGCTTTAGATTTCGCAGAGTCGCAGCTTAAGAAGCTAATGGAGGGAGCGGAGCGCCAGGCATTAACTCATGATGGTGAGGTAGTAACTATTAAGGATGCACCTAACACATCTGCTGTTATCTTTTACCTTAAAACTCAGGGCAAACAAAGAGGGTACATTGAAAGGCAAGAGCTGAGTACAGAGATAAAGAGCATTAACATTACCATAGATGGAACTAACATTTAAAGAATACAAATTAAGAAGCCAGCTTTTTGTAGGAGCTGTAGCTGATATTATAGGCTTAGAAAAAACTACGCAATTAATGCAAGAAGCTAACGAAGTTATGTTAAAAATACAAGCAAATGAGCGACAAGATAATAAGCACTAAGTACAGTGACCAAACGCTCGGCACGTACGTAGACTTCATGGCAGCAGGTGAAGATACTGTTAGTCAGATTCAAGCTATCACAGGGTTGAAGAGAGATGACATCAGGAAGATTGATATGGCTACAATCGATAAGATAGTTACAGCCTATGCTAATGGCCTTAAGAATGACGAAAAGGTATTTAAGCAATTCATAGAGATAGACGGTATTAAGTTCGGCTTTCATCCTAACCTTAAGAGTATGACCTTTGGCGAATGGTTAGATTTATCAGAGCTGAGTAAGAACTTCCCCCATCAGCTACCGGAATTAATGTGTATTCTCTATAGACCTGTTACAGCTGAGATAAACTTGCAGTACAAGATAGAAGAGTATGATAGTGATGTGCACCTTAAGTATGCGCCTCAGATGAGGCAGCTAAACTTAGCCAATGTTAATGCTGCGCTGCTTTTTTTTTCGACACTCAGAAACGATTTAGTGAACAGTACACCAGAATATTTAGAAGCGGAGCTGGAGAGGCTGAAGAGGGAGATCAGTCAGTTAGCCGAAGAGGTGAAACATTAGCAAGCGTTTATCAATGGTGGCATGTAATCGAAGAGATGGCAGAGCGAGATGTAACTAAGTTCGATGCCATAACTAAGACAAGAGCTTCAACAATATTCACACATCTAACCTATGCGATGGATTACGCGAACAGCTTACAACAAAAGCTAACTTAATTTCCACTATAAGATATGAGCACAATTAACTACACATACAACGTAATAGTAGATAGGTTTAGACAATTTGCAGCAGGGCACTTTCAGCTGCGTAGGTTTACACATGGTGAGATAAGCCAAGCTGATTTAGAGAAAGAGGCAGAGTGGCCTTGGCTGCACGTTAAGCCTCGCGCTATTAACTATTCACCTGGTACTCGCAGCTTCAGCTTTGAGATATTCATATCTGATTTACCTCGCGATAAAGAAGATAAGACAGGCTACCAAGCGGAGAGTATTACTGACTGTTCACTAATCTTTCAAGACTTAATTAACGAGATATACTTGGGCAATATGTTTGGGGATCAGGTAGTGCTAAGCAGACCTGTTAACTCTGAGCCATTTGTAGAGCAGTATACTCACACGCTAACAGGTGTAACAGGAACAATAGAACTTAACTTAGATTACGATTGGAGCGCATGCTCCATCCCTGCAAGCTGGAACTATAACACACCTACAGATTCTCCTTCAAATGGATGGGGAGCACTTCAGTTTATTGAGAGCTTAGATCAGAATGGTGTATTCGTTAGCTTAGTGAATGATGAAGAAACACCGGGTAACAGTTACTACTATGGTACTAACGCGAGTGGAGTTAAGGGATGGTATGCAACTGAGGCAGGTGGTTTAACTTGCGAAGATTTACCCGAATGCGCTGTTATTATTTCCATCACAGATGACATCGAAACGCTGCAAGCTAACATGCTACTTAAAGCTAACACAGCTGATTTAGGTGCTGTAGCTTTTAGCAATAGCTATAATGATTTAGATGATAAGCCTACTATTCCTCCTGCAATAACTAACACAAGTGAATTAGTTAATGATGGTGAAGATGGCATTAACCCATTTATCACAGCTCAAGATATACCATCTCTTACAGGTTACGTTCCATACACAGGAGCTACTGCCGATGTAGACTTGGGAACACACAACTTAACTGCTGACCACATCGCGTTAAACGTTAGTCCATCGGGCGCAGGTTATGTGGTAGGTGCAACGCAATGGAACAACACAATAGGAAGCAGCGAAACACTTTTGAAAGGTGGCACAGTAGCTTTAAAGAACGGAGTAGATTTAGTGGCGCGAGTAGTTAACAAAGTAACTCCTAACACAACGCTTACGAAGGCTGCATATCAGGCAGTACGCGTTAGCGGAGCGCAAGGTCAAAGGTTAGCTGTTGCGTTAGCACAAGCCAACAACGACAACAACTCAGCCGATACAATAGGCATAGTTTGCGAAACGATAGCAACGAATCAAGAAGGCTTTATTCAGACGGTTGGTCAACTTGAAAGCATAAACACAACGGGTTCATTGCAGGGTGAAACGTGGGCAGATGGAGATGTGCTTTACCTTTCACCAACTACGGCAGGTGCGATTACGAACATTAAGCCAACAGGCGCGACAGGACACATTGTTGTGATAGGTTACGTTGAATACGCACACGCAAACAACGGAAAGATTTATGTGAAGATTATGAACGGTTGGGAGTTAGATGAACTGCACAACGTTTATATCACTTCACCTGCAAATAATCAAGGGTTGTTTTATGACTCAGCAGACCAACTTTGGAAAAATGAAACCATTGCAAGTGCTTTAGGTTACACTCCTTTCAACCTACCTTCTTTGACAAGCGGAAGCGTTCTATTTAGTGATGGCACAACGATAGCTCAGGACAACGCTAACTTATTTTGGGACGATACTAATAATAGGTTGGGAATTGGTACAAATGCTCCTGCTTATAACATCGATGTTTTATCGGGTGCAACACCTATCTTTAGAATAAAAAGAGGGACAACTACTGAATTACGATTTTCTTGTTTTTCGGGCGGTGCTTATATAGGCACTTACAATAGTTCCCCTTTAATTTTTACAACAAATAGCACTGATAGAGCAACTATCTTCGCCAATGGAAACTTCGCCATCGGCACAACAACAGACGCTGGTTTCAAGTTAGATGTTAACGGAACGGCGAGGGTGAGTGGGCAAACAACATTAAGCGGTACAGGAAACACAAGTGCTACTGTAGCTTTAACTACTCAAAATAGTGATGCTGTTTCAATGTTTGCAATTAGGAATGATGGCGCTATAAGACTGAATTCATCTTCTACAGGTACTACAATTTTTCCGTACGCAAGTGATGAAAACACTTTAAGCATTACAGGAAGAAATATATCATTTAGCAGCGCAGTAACAACACAAGGAAGTCGTGGAGTTATTGCTATTTCAGGAGTTAGTTTTACTGCAATAACAGGTACAAGTATCGGCTTTGGAATTTACAAGGGCTTTGCTCCAACAAGCGGAATAGGTGTATTTGACTTTGCAAGAATTGAAGGAACAATAAACCAAACAGGTGGGGCAAACGGAATAACACGAGGTCTTTACATAAATCCAACGCTTACGGCAGCGGCAGATTTCAGAGCTATTGAAGTAGCGAATGGTACAACTGTATTAGCACCTTCGGTAACTGCAAGAGCATCGTTAAGAATACCAAGCGGAACAGCACCTACTTCACCTGTTAACGGTGACATTTGGTTTGATGGAACTAACATACAAATGAGAATTGGCGGAGTAACTAAAACATTCACTTTATTATAATAACAATGGCTAAAATTCAACCAATCGTCTTTCCTCTTAACGCAGGAACGGCTACAGAAATGACAGTTCTAATTTTGAACTTTGAAACAACTGCAACAACTTGCACTACCTACTATGAATTAAAGACGGACGAAGGCTCTGTTCTAACGAATGGCAACTACACTTTGACCGAACAAGAGTTCGCAGCGTGGGGTGAAGATAACACTTGGGTGGAAAACTGCGTAGCGAACGCAATAGGCGTAACAATTTTATCTTTCTAATATGAACTTAACAGAGGAACACTTAAAGCAACTTGACGCTTTCATTCAAGAGATGCCTGTTAAATTCGGCTTGCCATTGATCCAATTCTTTAACAAGATAAAAGAGGAAAGCGAAAAGGACAATAACAAAGTATAGAATGATTACCGAAACAGGTTACATAGAAACGCTCAACGAACAAGAAGCTATTGAGTGGGGTAATTATACAACAGTAACCGAAGAGATACCTGAAGAGGCATGAGCATACTTGCTGAGCTGTTTGAACAGGGAGCGCTATACGATGTGCTTTTAGATTTCGGTGAGACCGTTACAGATCGCGCACGCTCCAACATTAGAATTCAGCAAACGAGATACGGCAAGAAGCGCAAGGCTAACACTACAGGTACGCTTGCAGCTTCGCTATACTATGACTTAGATGTTACAGGCACTACTCCATCTATTGCATTTAACTCATCTGCTGACTATGGTAAGTGGGTAGAGTATGGGCGCATGGGTAAAGAGAGTAGTTACCCAGGTATAGATAGCAGATTTGCAGCAGGAGCAGCTAAGCCTCCTGTAGATGCTATTCTTAATTGGATGAATCTAAAGAAGATTAAGCTACGTGCCATGGGAGAAACAGGCAAGATGACTAAGTTCGCTAAGTCAGGAGTAAACAAAGATGAAGACCAGCGTAGAAGAGTAGCTAACGCTATGGCTAAAAGCATAGAGAAGAAAGGTATAGCTCCTCTCTACTATTGGAGAGATGCATATCTTGAGACACTACCCGAATATGCAACGCAGCTTAATGCAGCAATGGGTGAAGCTGTTAACATTTATATCTTAAACCAAACGAGAAAATTAACTAATATTAAACCTGCATAGCATGGCAATTACAATACATCAGCAGCCTTATCCATTTACAGCACTTAAGCAGAAGCTTATGGTAGTGGCAACTTCATCCAACATAGGGCAGCCTGGCTTTCGCTACGTGGTAGAGGTTGGGGTAAATGGCGGTACAGTAAATACTTTTTACGTGCAGCCTAACATTAATGGCGCTTTAGTCTTTGACCTTTACCCTGCTATCTACGCTAAGATGGATTTAGGAGTAAACAGCTCAGATGCTGTGGCTTCCTTATTTGCATCTACAACGGTGCAAGATGACACTACAGCACGAAACATTATGAGCGTAGCTGCTACTATTTACGAAGGCTATGAGGTACTTGGCTTATTTGAGGTGCAGGCTACTGCTTACCCATTAGATGGCAGCTCACTAATTAACGCAGCGTTTCAGATTAGCAATGGCTTTAATCCTGATCCATCGGATTACTTCGCTTTAACATACAGCAAAAGCTATATCATGAGCGATTTAGTCGAAAGCACTTATGCCTTAAATGATTTAATAAACCAATACTCATTAGGAGCAGATGCGATAGGCATAACAGCTTTTGCAGATGATTACGGGGTGCTTACTGTACCTGCTGATGATGGCTCAAATTTAACAGGTAATTCAATATACGATGTACAAATACTGCAATTTAATGCAGCAGGAACACCTGTACAAACAGATGTATTATCTTGTGTTATAGCTCAGTCATCAATTAACCATCTTCCTCTCTTACCGGGTAATATTAGCGATATATTCGGATTAGCTGCTACATGGAATCACTACCTAATTAACTTTAGAAAGTCAGGAGGCTCACCAGCTGCTCGCTCAATAGCTGTATTCAAAGCAGCAGAGGAATGCAGATTCGATAAGGTAAGATTAGGATGGACAAATAGCAGAGGTGGATGGGACTATTTCAATTTTACTAAACGCTCTGAGGAAAATTACTCAGTAGAACGCAAGCGCTACAGAAAGATAGTAGGCAACTATGGCACAGCTGATGAAACTGAAGCGTTTGGATTCAACACATACGACAGAGGTCTAACAGAGCGCAGCCCATTTGTAGAAAAGATGCTACGTATTAGAACAGACTTCTTAACCGAAGGGCAATTCGAATACCTTAAGAATCTGATCTACTCAGAATCTGTTTACATCATTAACCCCGATGGCTCAGCTACACCGGTAGTAATAGATAGCAATAACTATACTGCTATTAAGTCGCGCAGCTACGTGAAAAACGATTTAGAATTAATGTTAAAATTCAGTAACGATTATACAGCATGAGACCTGAAGTAATATTAACCGTAAAGGCAAGCAATGGCGCTGCTATTGTAGTAGACTTATACGAAAATGAGAGCATTAGTTACTCATCTAACTTTAACAGCGTTTCTGAGTTTACTACCAGGGGAGCATTTACAAGGGAATTCAGAATACCTGCTACTAAGAATAACGTAGATTTCTTTGGACAGCAATACAGCCCAAGCTTACTCAACAACGATACTACTCAGATTAATGTACTTCGTAAAATAGATGCAACGCTATCTGTAAACACTTTACCCATCGCTGAAGGGCACGTACAATTTAAGCAGTCAGTTACTCACCAAGGGCAGATACATGAATTTGTTATAGCCTTCTTTGGCGAGACAGTAGACTTAGCTAAGAGCATTGGAGACAAGCTGATAAGCGAATTAGATTACTCTGAATTTGACCATGAGAATACTTATGATAATGTAGTAGCTATTAATGATGGTAGCTTATTTGATAATAACATCTGCTACACTTTAACCGATCGTGGGCAGAATTGGAGTGAGGATACAACGGTTACAAGCCGAAGAGTATTCAGCTCAGTTAATCCCGTTTATACTTCAGAGCTTACGTTAGCTGTTAATGCTAAATGGCTCATGGATAAGATTATTTCTGAAGCTGGGTTTGGGTGGAGTGGAGATACAGTAGATGGTGAATTAGGTAATATGTTTATTCCTTACATTACTAATCCTCTCACAATAGGAACGGTTAGCGCAGATGAGGCTAAGTTTAGTGCTCACTATACATCTAACCAAGCGGTAAGTATAAATACACAAGGTAATAGTGGATTGTATTATAAGCAGCTTACAGGATGGATAGAAACATTAGATCCATCTAATAGCTTTGCTTCAAGTGTTTATACTTCTCAAGTTAATTACTACTGTGATTTTGGTGTTAATTTAGAAATAGACGTAGACACTACAGGATATAATAGCTCTACTGTTCACACTTACGATATAGTTTTAGGATTAACAAGAGACGGCATAGAAACAATAGTGCCTATTCCATTTGCTCAAAACGTAGGGCCTACTGAATACGATTACGATCAGGCAGGTGATGTTTATATCGTTAGCCAAAATAACCCATTCAGCGTAAATGCTAATGTGAATTTATTGCTGCAAGTAGGGGATGAAATTAGAGTTTATATTTACGCTCATGCAGGAAGCTCGCAAGCAGTTACTATTAATTCAGGAAGTGATATAGGTATTTTTTACGTGAGCGGTGAGTTACTTGCTCATCCTGTTAGCTTCAAAAGAAATGCTCCCGAGATGAAGCAGATAGATTATCTACGTGATATTCTCAAGATGTTTAACGCTGTACTTGTTCCTAATCCAAACATCCCTAATGCTGTTGAGATTATACCAATGGTAGAGTATTTAGGTAGCGGAACTGATTACGATTGGACAGGTAAGCTTGATGCTTCTAAAGATATCACACTTACACCTGCATCCGATGTAAGAAAGAGAGTGCTTAAGTGGAGCTACAAAGAGCAGGGAGATTTCTTTAACGCTAAGTATAAGACAGGAGCGCAAAGAGTTTATGGAGAGCTGCGCTTAACTGATCCAAGCAACGATTTTAGTACAAGCGATTACACAGTAGAGTTAAACTTCGGAGCTTCGCCCTGCGATTTAATACCTAATAGCTACATCATTATCCCTAAATACTTTAATGGTAATGGGGTATTCATGCAACCTGGGCCTCGCATTCTTTACAAAAGAACTGAGGGAGCTGAAATCATGGTTTATAATGAGGATACTTCAACAGCAAGTTATACCGGGATACCTTTATTAAGCCACTATAGAACTGTACCTACTGATGTAGATACTTTAGATTTAAATTTTGGGCAGGAAGTTCCTCCGCATCCAATCGAAACTATGCCATTACGCACATTGTGGGATAGGTTTTGGAGAGAGTATATCGCAGAGCTTTACGATGACGAACAGAAGATAATGGAAGCTTACTTTCAGCTATCTGTAACTGATGTATTCGGCCTTCAGTTTAACGATAAGATATGGGTAAAAGATTCTTGGTGGAGAGTAATAGAGCTAACAGATTACATTGTAGCAGATGAGCAAGTAACAAAGTGCAAGCTTATGCGCTTGTTAGATATCGGAGCGCTATGCCAATACACCCCATTCAAGATTAACACAAGCTCAGGTGCAGTAGATTTTTTAGATTACGATGGAGATACAAGCTACGGATCAGAAGCATGCTGCGAGTATTACGGCTACACATGGAACACAGATAAAGGGCGCTGTTATGCTACTACACCAACTAACGGTAAGCCAGGTACTATAAGCTCACCAAACAACGTAGGCGGTAGCAATATCACTAACACAAGTGGTAACCAAAAGAGCGCGACCGGAATGGGTAACGTAAATAGAGCTTCTATTGAAAATAATAACGAGCGCATCTTAGTTAGTGGCTTAGGCCATGGTATTGCACCTAACAACAACTACTCTCAAGCGTTAGGATATCGCAACTTTATTAAGGCTAACTTAGAAGGTACTACCGTAATGGGCAGATGGGCGCAAGCTGACGTGAGAGGGGTGCACTTTGGCGGTGGTACTTGGTACGATGGAGAGAGCGATTTTGGCGCAACGATACCAGGTAGAAGCCAACATGGATTTATTCAGCTCATGGGTTTAGGTGAATTAACCGATGCTATAAATGATGTAGATTTATTATTAGATGGAATAGATGGTGGTACTATACCAATGCCTACTGAAACGGTTTGGATGGCTAAGATGTACATCTCTATAATGGAATACAACTACGGCAGCGGAGACTTTACAGGAAAGGTAGCAAGTCTTGAGTATAGCGCTATGGTATGGCGCGATAAGGTTACTCAATATAGCTCTACTCCAACCTTAGTTAATCAGTTTAACAATGGATGGGGTAGCGGTTTGTTTAATTTATACATGCCTGTCGTGGGTAATCAAATAGCACCTTACGTAAAGTGCAGCACTACAGGAGCTACAGCAGTAATCAGCGCAACTCTTCAATATACACAGTCTAAATTTCAACGCATCCCTATAATATGAAAAACCCACAAGAAGATATACTTATTAGCATGAATCTACTTCGCGCTGGAGCGCAAGGTAAGAGCAAGACTTTTCAGCATGCAGTAGGAAGCCATAACGCAAGGCTTAAGGTATGGCAAATAAGAGCTATTAATTACACTATACTAATAGGACTACTTGGACTAATTACATTAACAATTTATAGCGCACTATAATGGCAGCACAAGAAATGATATTGAAGCTCCTCTTCAACGATGAGGGTACATTTGTAGGATTAGAGCAAATTAATCAGGAGTTAAAAAAAGTAGATAAGTCTACTGCTGAAACATCTAAAGGATTTACAAGTGCGAAAGCAGAATTACGCGCACTTCAGAATCAGATGTTAGAGATGGATCAGTCAAGCGAAGAGTTTAAAAAAGCTTCAGTTCGTGCTGCTCAGTTAAAGGATAGCATAAGCGACCTTTCCGCAGAGATTAGTGCTAACGCAGGTAATGCTTTTGAAGGTCTTTCCAATAACGTAGGATTGTTTGGTTCACGTTTAATGGATTTAGATTTAGCAGGTGCAGGACAAGCGTTGAAAAATATGGGAACAAACGTTTCCAAAATTGATTTCAAGACGTTAAAAAATGAGGTAGGTGGATTAATTAGTGGCTTTGCATCGTTAGCAAAAGCTATTATATCTAATCCAATACTATTGCTTGCAGGTGCAGTAGCTTTAATTATTGCAAACTTTGAAGATTTAGTAAAGTTATTTCCTTCTATTGAGATGGGATTAAGTGGAATAAATGAGCAAGAAAGAGAAAGCCTTACTATATCAAAAGCAAAAGCTGATGCTTCACAAAAAGCTTATGAGAGTATAGATAAACAAACTAACATATTAAAGCTGCAAGGCAAGAGCGAAAGAGAGATTTTAAACATAAAACTAAAAGCTTTAGAGACTGCAATAGCCGACAGAAAAGCACAGTTAGCAATAACAGAAAAGCAAGCCATTACGCAAGTAGAAACAGCTAAAAGAAATAGAGAAATACTTGAGGGTATTATTCGCTTTTTAACTGCTCCACTACAATTACTTCTAACGGCAGTAGATGAGATAGCTAAATTGGTTGGTGTAGATAGCAAGTTAGCCGAAGGTTTTACTGATTTAGCAGCAGGCCTTTTGATAGATCCTGAAGAACTTGAAACGGAATTAAATAAAACGATTCAAGAGAATAAAGATGCCATTACTACAATGGAAAACGATTATGCTGGGCTGCAATTATCTATTAAGGCAATGGATAAGAAAGCTTCAGATGATAAAAAAGCAAAGCTGCAAAAAGAGGTAGATGAGTATGAGAAAGCACAGCAAGAAATAACAGATCTTTTAGCTAAATGGGATGAGGAAAGAATAGCTGAAGAGGAAAAAACAGATGCTGAAAGAAGAAAAGCTTATCAAGAAAGAAGAGATGCAGAGATAAAAGCTGAAGATGATAAGTTTAAAGCTCTTAATGCGATTCAGGAATCTGCAAAAGAAAAGGAAATTACTACAGCAGTAGAGGCAAGTGAAGCGCTTTACGCTTTAGCCGGTGGAGATGCAGCAGCTGAGGCTTTAATAGCTGAAAATTTAGCTAAACAAATCACAGATATTAATAAGAAATACGCTGATGAGGAGATAAAAATAGAGGAAGAAAAAAATAAAAAGAAGCAAGATTTACGCATGGCTAATATAGCTAAAGCCTTTGAAATGGCAGAGCTTGCAGTAGGTGCTTTAATGGATTTAAACCAAGCAGCTGCTAAGGGAGATGAAGCAAGCCAGCGAAAAGCTTTTGAACGTAACAAGATGCTACAAAAAGCACAAGCTACTATATCTATGGCAGCAGGTATAGTTCAGCAGTTAGCTGTTCCAAAAGACCAACTAACAGGTATGAACTTTCTTAAAGCAGCAGCAGTAGCAGCAGCAGGTGCGGCTAATATTGTGAAGATTAACCAAACGCAGTTTAATGGTGGTGGAGGTAGTCCTTCATCAGGTGCTAATCTTAATGCTCCAACAGGCGGAGGCAATGCACCTGCTATAGATTTTAGCGGAGCTAATATGCAGACTAATGCACCAGGTAGTGTTGAGACTTATGTACTTGCAGGCAACGTAGCCAACGCATTAGAAGCACGTCAAAAAATAATAGACCAATCTTATTTGTAACGAATATGGCGAATTTTCCACTATTAAAAAAGTGCATCACAAGAGGAGTAAGAAACGCTTTATCTGAAATTGATAAGGCAGAGCTGCAAGATACTGAGCTGATAATAGACGAAGTGATAAACGCTATACTTTTTGAAATATCTGAAACATACGATAATGAATAACGAAGTAAAATTAATTGAATACGGCCTCGGTGAGGAGGAAGATAACATGGGCGTTTATGCTGTTAGCTTAGTATCTGAGCCTGCTATAATGGTAGACTTTGTAGCGCTAAGCAAGCAGAATCTAATGTTAGCTCGCGTAGAAGATGGAGAGAAGCGCATGCTGTATGGCCCTGCTCTGATTCCTAATCAGCCTATAGTACGTTACGATGGTAATGGAGATAAGTATTTTATCACATACTCTAAAGAGACTATTGAGCAGACAGCACAAGAATTTCTAAAGCGTAACATGCACCATAACCATACTATCCAGCATGAAATGCCTGTGAATAATCTCACAGTAGTAGAATCATGGATTAAGATGGGTAATGATAAGGGAGATAACTACGGCTTTGAATTGCCTGATGGTACTTGGATGATAGGAGTAAAGGTAGATGATGATAAGACTTGGGAAGCTGTAAAGAATGGCGAGGTAAAAGGATTCTCTATAGAGGGATGGTTTACTCCAATGGCCGAGACTAACGTACAAGAGAAAGACTTAGAGAAGCTATTAGCTGAATTGGCTAAAGCGCTTGAAATGAATTTGTAATTTTTTCCACTAATAAATATAAACTATGAACATGATTTCTGAAATTTTAGAAAAGTTTGCTCCAGCGCTTTCAAAGCATGGGGTAAAGCTATCTGTTGAAGAGACTCCTGCCGTTGAAACCTTTGAGGTTAAGATGATGGCTGAGGGTGCTTTAATGGATGGTACTATGATCTATTCACCTGCTGCTGAATGGGCAGAGGGAGTAGAGATATTCGTAATGGATGCAGACGGCAATCCTTCACCTTTAGCTGATGGCGAATACACATTGGACAACGGTAAGAAAATCGTTGTAGCAAGTGGTTTAATCGCGTCTATTGCTGATGCTGAAGAGCCTTCTACTGAGGTAGAGGTAACTGTTGAGCAAGAAGTAGCTGAGACTTACTCTAAAGAGCAAGTAGAGGGGTTGTTAAACAACATCATTACTGAATTCGAAGCTAAGTTAAGCGCTGCTGAAAGCAAGATTACTGAGCTTTCTAAAGCACCTGCTGCTACAACTGTTAAGCAATCTCGCCAAGCAGCACCGGTAGCACCTTTAAACATCACCGCCATGAGTAACATCGAAGATAGAACTCGTGCAATCGTAGCTAAATACAAAAACAAATAATAAAACAAAAACAAAATGGCTGATAACTTGACCATCACCTCATCTTACGCTGGCGAATTAGCGCTACCGTACATTGCAGCTGCTGTCCTTTCGGGAGACACTCTTGCAAACAACTACATCACAGTTAAAGAAAACGTAAAGTACAAAGCAGTACTTAAAATCTTGGCTTCATCAGGATTGGTACAAGCTGCTACTTGCGACTTTGATAACTCAGATGCTGCACTTACTCTTACTGAGCGTGTACTTACTGTAACTGACCTTATGGTTAATATCCAACTTTGTAAAGCAGAATTTACAAAAGATTGGGAAGCTTCTCAAACAGGAAGAGGTTTCATCAATGATGTTGTTCCTGCTAACTTCGCTGATTTCTTAATCTCTCACTTGGCTGCTAAAGTAGCACAAGAGATTGAGTGCAACATTTGGAAAGGTAACTGGCCATCTTCAGGATTCACAGGATTCAACGGATTGCAATACTTAATCGATGCCGGTAAAGGTGGTACTCCTGATGTAGATTTCGCAGCTTCTTTGGATGCTACTAACGTAATCGCTAAGCTTCAGTTATGTACAGATGCTTTGCCTGCTACATTGGTAGGTTCACCTGATTTGAAAATCTACGTTAACCGTAAGACTGCTCAACTTTACCGTCAAGCTTTGGCTACTGCCGGTTACTTGCAAACTTTCCAAGGCACTGCTCAGTTCCCATTGACCTTCAACGGATATGATGTTTATGTTTGCCCAGGTATCTCTGATTCAGTAGTTATCTTAGCTACACCTGAGAACTTAGTATTTGGTACTGACTTAAACTCTGACTTCAACGAAGTTAAGGTTGTAGATATGAGCTTCACTGATGCTTCTGACAACGTGCGTATGGCTATGCGCTTCCGCGCTGGTGTTCAGTACGCAGTACTTGGTGATATTGTTATCGGATTCGATAACTAAATAATACTCCTTTGTTAAAAGAGTGGGTTAGCTAATAGCTGCCCATTCTTTGCAAAGTATATTTTAATTAATAAATAAAAAATAACTATGAGCTGTCTAACTACCGCTGGATTCCAAATTAATTGCCGCGAAGCAATCGGGGGGATTAAAGCTATCTACCTCGGAGATTATGCTACATTCGCTAACTCCGCTACTATTGTCGCTAACGAAGTTACGGCTTTAGATACCGGTAGCGTTTACGAATTCGAATTACCTAAGCACACAGGATCATTTACCGAAGAGGCTGCTATCAGCGTTGAAAATGGTACTGTTTACTACACTCAAACTATCGTAGCTACATTCCATGGAATGAGTGCTGAACGTTCACTACAACTTCAAAACATATCTAAAGGTCGTAACGTACTTTGGGTATTGGATAATAACGATAACCTTTGGATGTGTGGATATAAAGATGGAGTACAAGTTACTGCATTCACTACTCAAAGTGGTACTGCCAAGGGAGACCTATCAGGATATACAATCACCTTCACAGGGGAAGAGAAAGATAAAGCATATTATTGCATTGTCGAAAGTGCTACAGATGTGTTTGGAGAATATTCTACAGTAACTGTAGTACCAGGTGATTTGTAAATTAAATTGTGCTATATTTAAAGCATGATTTATTTACTTAAAAATACAGCAGCACAGCTCCTCTACTTGACTCTCAAGGAAGGGGAGCTTTTGCTGTCTAATACATACACTCATTATCTGCTTGAATTAACCAACGAGCAGACACTTCAGAAGCTTTACGCTATCCCTACCAAGATAGCAGAGAATGATAGATATACTACCATTCGTATTGGCACTAACGCTAATACACCAACAGCTGCAAGCCTATTAATTAACTATCCTGCGAGGTTTAGTTATATTGTTTATGGGCAAAATAGCAGCACTAATTTAGATCCTACCAATGCGGCAGTAGAGGGAGTAATAGAGAAAGGATATTTAATAGTAGAAGATGTAACTACTCCTCGCTACACTGAGCCGAATTTAACAATAGATAACGATATTACTTACAATGGATAATATAGCACAGCCATCAGTACCAATGTTAGTGAATCTTGGAGCAGCAATGCCTCAGGAAGCTACCGAGAAAGAAACACCTAAAGGATGGGTAACGCTTGGCGAGGCTAACTTGTTTAGCAATTATCTCATTGATTTATACTATGCTTCACCTGTGCACTCTGCTCTAACTATGAGCATTTCATTTATGATAGCAGGAAAAGAGATTAAGAGCAATAATCCTGCTGCTCAAAGAGAGATAGATAGACTTAAGCTTAACACTATCCGCAGGCCAATAGCATTGGATGCAAAGTTGCAGGGCGGCTATTACTTAGAGGTGATTTGGCCAGTAGATA